CTGTAAAGACAGCGTATCAGGCTGCTATGGACGCACAAGAAGTATAAGGATTAGGCAATGGGACTGAGTAAAATCGTAAGAGACAGTTTAAACACTGGCATTGATGATAACTCAGATGCCACCGCCATCACGATTGACAGTTCTGAAAAAGTTGGGATTGGAGACACTTCACCTCTTGGGAATAAAGTGCATATTCGCACAGCAGGTTCTGCAACAAGTGTAAACGGCGATGCGGGTTTAGTGCTTGAGAGTGACGATAGCACTCGTTGTGATTTGCAGTTTATGGGTCCAGATGGAGCCTTTCAAAGCATCTACTTCGGGGATGTAAGTGATGATAATCGAGGGATTATTGCGTACTCCCACAGTGGCAATAATATGCGCTTTACAGTTGATGCAAGTGAACGTATGCGCCTCACTGCTGATGGCCTCACCTTCAACGGCGACACGGCAGCGGCAAATGCGCTGAATGATTATGAGACTGGAACTTGGACACCCACCTTTTTAGCATCAGGTACAAACCCAACTGTTAACTCTGTCGGCAATGGCACAGGTTATTATGTAAAAGTAGGCGATATAGTCCACTTCTCTTATTACACTTCTGCGATGAATATTGGCAGTGCAGGCTCCGGTGCCGCTTATGTGGGTAATTTGCCGTTTACCTCCTCAAATGGCTCCAATGAATATTGGTTATTTCAGTATGTGCACGGAACCGCTATCGGAAGCAGTGTTACCGGTGGTTATATAAATAATAATCAAAACGCCATAACATTTATTCTGCCAAACAGCACCAGCGGCGTAAGTTGGACTGCTGGAAGTCCTCAGTACATGATGATTGCTGGTTCTTATCGAGCAGCATAACCCCACCAAAGGAGGGGCATAATGGCCTACATAGGCGTAGACCCAAATATAGGTGACATCACCTTTCAGACCTTTACCGGGACAGGTAGTGCGACGGCTTTCACGTTGGCGCAAAGCGTTGTCTCTGGTGAGGCTCTGCTTGTCACCATTGGTAACGTCGTGCAGGAGCCGGGAACCAGCAAGGCGTATACGGCGCAAGGCAACACCCTGACATTCTCTGCTGCCCCTGCTAACGGCGACGTAATCACTGTGCGCTTCTTTGGCCGCGCTGTTGACCAGCCAACCAGCTACGCGATGCAGCTATTTAAGTATGTGGCTACGAACAACCAGACGGCATTTACGGGGGCAGATGCAAATGGTGCGATACTGGCTTTTAGTGGTGACGACGTTGATGTTTACCTTAACGGGGTGCATCTGGACAGTTCAGACTTCACAGCAAGCAACGGCAACACAATCACACTTGGCACCGGGGCCGCGACTAATGATGAGTTGGTAATACGCGCCTATCGTGCTTTCACTGTTACTGATACAGTATCCAAAGCGTCCGGCGGCACGTTCAGCGGTGAGATTACCGCACCGTCCTTTCAGACAACGAACACCTTAGTGGACACGGCGGCGTTCCGCACCAACGACCAGACGGTCAGCGAGAACACCACCATAGCCGCCACCAAGAATGCCCTTGGCATCGGTCCTCTGACGATTGCTGATGGCGTAACAATAACGGTTGCCAGCGGTGGCAGTCTGACAATTTTGTGAGGCGCATATGGCTTCGATAATAAATGTAGACAAGGTTAGGGCGACGGGTAGCACGACGGATGGGCTGCTTGTTGACTCGTCTGGCCGAATCACGCAACCTGCGTTACCTGCATGGAGTGTACATAATTCTAGCGGGGCTTACACCAACACCAGTCCTATTGTTTTCAACTCAACGGAAGTCAATAGAGGTTCAATATACAGCACCAGCACAGGTGTTGTGACCATTCCGGTAGCAGGTGTCTACTGTATCAACTGTTATCTTTACCTAAGAGTTGACAATAGTGAAGACGGCAGCCTTCGCTTACAAAAAAGCACAGATGGTGGTTCAAACTTTAACAACGTGACATATGCGTATTGTTACCCAACAGGTGTGACGCAAATTCATGTGACAGTGACCTTGAGCCATCTTCTTGATTTGTCCGCCAACGACCAACTCCGTATAGTTTTTAGCGGTTCGGGAGAATATTACAGCGGTTCTCAAGAGAGCCGTTTCAGTGGATTTTTGTTGGGGTAAGCCATGAGCACACTATTCGTAGACACCATCAATGAAAAGACCAGCGGCAACGGAGTGGCTATTCCGGGTCATGTGATTCAAGTGAAATATCGTACAATACAAAACGCGGGCATTAGCACCACTAGTACATCTTTCACAGACTGCACGAATATTTATGTGGATATCACGCCGAAATCATCTTCAAATCTTATAGTGTGGCAATGTACGCAAACCTTTAATTTGAACGATGAAAACGGATATGCCCGATTCCGTATCGTAGATTCCAATAACAGTGACGCTACTTGGAGTAGCAACACTTACATGGCTTCAGTCGCATACTACCAACCTACAACCACTTATATAGACTACCCGATGTTCCATATTAATACCGCAGGGTCTACTAGTGGAATGCGGCTACAGTTGCAGGTTTTAATTGAAAGCGGAGGCACTTTAACCAACAACTGGTCCACTCTAGATGCCAGATCAATTATGGCGATGGAGATTGCCCAATGAGCAGCATACTGAAAGTCTCCGAAATCCAAGACCCGACTAACGGGAACACTGCGCTGACGGTGGACTCATCGGGTCGTGTGTTAACTCCGGCGAGGCCAGCATTTATGGCGGCTGCTACAGGTAATAGTAATTATTTGTCTGTTTCATCTGGTAGTCCCTTTCCGGCGAACACCGCATACAAGAATGTGGGCGGTCACTACTCAACTTCAACATACAAATTTACCGCGCCCGTTGAAGGGTTTTATTTGTTCACTTGGTCTTCCTTAACGAACAACACAGGGAGTGGTTCAAGACCTTGTCTTTTTGTAAACGACTCAAGCAGTCACCCCAGTGGATTTAGACCAATCGCTGGAAATGATACAGGCGCTCAAGCTGGAGGAACAACAAGTTACTCTGTCATATGTCATTTAAGAGTTAATGATACAGCTTTTATGTCGTCTGATAATGGAAGCCTTTATTACTATGGCGGCGACCACAATCACTTTTCTGGCATCCTTATAGGATAAGACATGGCAACAGTAGCAGATGCAATCGTAGCCCTCATCCCTGAAGAACAGTGGGTGCTTCGTGGTGAGCCGACCACAGAGGATGAGTTTAACTCCATGTTCCGCCGGATTATCGGTGAGGACGACAATGGCAGTGCTGTCGAGTCCGACAACCCACATAACTGGGGTGTATCGTGGACCACGGTATCTGCAAAGAAGGCCGAGCTTGATGCCGCCGAGCCTATGAAGCTGCTTCGTGCCGAGCGCAACCGCCGTATCGCCGAGACAGATTGGTGGGCCTCTTCGGATCTGACCATGAATACGGAACGCACTGCGTATCGTCAGGCGCTGCGTGACATCACCGATAGCGCGACCAGCCTTGACGATGTAACGTGGCCGACAAAACCGGAGTAAGTAATGAGTAGAGCGCGTGAATTTGCAGATCTCGCCGGTTCGGCAGATGCGGGTGGCATTACCGGCAAAAACCTGATTACCAACGGTGCGATGCAGGTTTGGCAACGTGGCACAACGATTGATACTATTACTTCTGGTAACTATCTCTGTGACCGTTGGCGTATTGCTCACAATGGTACAGATGGAAATGTAGATGTGGACCAGTCGACAGATGTTCCATCCGGTCAAGGGTTTGGTTATTCACAGAAGATAAGCATGGACGCATCAGAAACATCTCTTGATGCTGGCGACCAAGTAAACATTCAGCAAAGGTTTGAGGGTCAGAATTTACAGCTTCTTGAAAAAGGCTCGTCATCTGCAAAGAAAGTTACACTGTCGTTTTGGGTTAAGTCTAGTGTTGCGGCAACTTATAGTGTGAATCTTGTTGATAAGGACAACACCAGAATTATCGGCGCAACTTATGTAGTTAACAGTGCAGATACTTGGGAAAGTAAAGCAATTACTTTTGATGGCGATACATCTGGCACTTTAGATAACGACGCAAATAGAAGTTTGGATTTGCGCTTTTGGCTTGACACAGGAACAACATACACAAGCGGAACATTTGCAACATCATGGGGTGCGTCATCTGATGCTGTCTCTGCTTCTGCTACAACTGGCTGGTTGGAAAGTACATCACCTGAGTTTTATATCACCGGCGTGCAGCTTGAACTTGGCGAACAGGCCACGCCGTTTGAGCATGAAGACGCCGGAACCACGTTGCAGAAATGCCAACGCTATTATTTCAGAACGACAGGCAGCAGCACTGGATACGGAAATCTTGCTACCGTTAGCCGTATTGGCAACACCCTTTATAGGGGAGTTGTTGAGTTTCCTGTAACTATGCGGTCACGCCCCTCTTTCTCAAGTAGTGGCAGCTTTCAAACGCTTGATAGTGGATTTACTTTTTCGTCTATGAGTGGGGGCGATGGAGCAAGTTTTGATAGTCACGGCGTTCAAGTAACTATGACTTCAAATGGCTCTGCTGGTCAGTCTTCGCTTTTACGACAAGCTGCTGATGGTCAAGCTGCACTTATTTATGATGCGGAGTTGTAGATGAATATTACATCAGCACAATATGTAACAGTTTTTGGAGGCAGTGATAACGCCTGCATTAAGACGACTATTGACGGCGTTGAAATGTGGGTTCCTATTGAGGATGGTAACCGCCACTACGACGAAATCATGCGACAGGTCGAGGCCGGTACGCTGACCATTGCGGACGCTGACTGATGTTCGGCGAACTGGCACTATCTGAAAGGGCGATAGCCGCACAGGGAATCCTGTCTTTCGGCAGTTCCAGTATGATCGGCACCTTCAGCAAGGTGAGCG